TGCTCTATCTCGCAACTCGGTTAAAACAGGTAAATACTTTTGTCTAAAATAATTTTTTTCCGCAAGAGAAACAGAAGCAAGTGCTTTTTCTTGTTCGCTTGCCTTGTATTCTGACGATTTAGGTTTACTCACTTAACTTTTCTCCTATACACTCTCGTGTCTGTATTCCAACCTCGTGCAATAGCATAAGGTTCTAACTCTGGTACATGAGACTGCGCTTCTATGTACTTACAACCAGACTCTTTTGCTAACGCATTTATCCAGTCTTGGTGGGCTAACCAATGTCTTCCGCCCTTTTCATAAGTATACGCTATCCACATATACAATGTCTTGTCTTTTGTGTACCTATCTGTTTCTATTGTAAGTACCAAAAATCCTACTGGAGAGGTAAATAAAAAAGCTCTTTCATTTACACACTCACTATAAACGTCTTCGGGAATAAAAGTTAGACTTGAGTTGTCTGCTAATATACTTTCTAAACCAGGTTTGATAATGTTCCACGTGGAACGTATGTCAGTAAGCACTGGTTCAACAAAGTCATCAGTAGTCGATCTCCTTTCCGTATCTTGCATAGCGCCTCCTTGGCTTACCTATTCCTTTGTATTTTACTGTTCGTTTTACCCCTAGGTCTCCGCCTCGGGCTCTTAATTCTGCTTGTGTTATTTCTAAATTAAACTGGTATAAATACTCTTGCGCAGCTCCTATATCTGTCCACTCTCTGTTTGGCATCCTTAATAATCTATATAAAGTGCCATATATAAGTGCATCTCTGTACTGGTTTGAAACTGTAGTATCAATATTATTTGAGGTCCTGCTTGGTTTTAAAGCTACACTTACTATTACTTGTTTGGGGCCACTTGGCACTGGAACTAACCAAAATGTGCTTGTTGTTTTTTGTAAATAAACGTGAGGGTTGCCTGTTCTATTTCTCCAATCTGAATAATTTAATTCTAAACTACGTGGGCTAATAGGGTCTAAGTCTTTACCATCATAAGTCATCAATAAGACTTGATGAACTTCTGTTCCTGTAGGTATATCAAAATCATACTCGTAAACCCCCGCAATAGTATTAAAAGGATCCATATCAAGTATGTAAGATTTTGACCTTTCACAAAACTCTATAGTAGCAGAACGTAAATTCTGTTCTACTAAAGAATCTGGGCATAAAGGTACGTAGGGTAGTACTTCTTTTACTAAAGAAGAGTAGGCTGCCATGTTTACCTACCTTGCTGCATTATCTTTGGAACAGCTCCTATGTTAGAAACAGGGTCATTATTAGGGTCTAATAAAGTTTGAGCTTGGCCACCTTGACCTATACTTGCCGTAAATAACTGATAATGTGTACTTGCCCTTTGAGAGTTTCCTGCATATTCTGCATCTTTCATATAAGCTCTGTAGAGAACAAAATCAATGATGGCGTTAGCATAGATATCATCAACACTAATAGTATCACTAGCTGCTGATAAATCTGTAGGCGAAGCTGAGTAAACAATTTCTACGTACGAATTACCAGATACGCCTGGATACACGTAAAAGTTCCTTGGATCGTCTTCATCAAAAATATAATGTTTTACAATAGTTCCGTGCGCGGCATCTCCTGAAACTGTAGGATCGTGCCAATCTGGTTCTTGTGTATTTAAAATGTCAACGTTTACTATTCTAATAGACCTTTTACCAGTGCCGTTAGAAGCAGCAGACATATTTCTTACTACTTTTATTAGCCTTAAACCTGCTGCAGGCAAAGATTGTTTAGTTCCAGCAGCTAAAGTTATAGTAGCTGTAGTAGCACTAGACTCAGGCCTGAAATTAACAATCTCTCTTTGTGCATCATTTATATAGTTTAAGAGTTCGGATTCGGTCCATCTAACACTAGTAGTGTCTTGTAATGTGTCCCTGATTCTACTAAGTAAATTAGTGCCTGTAAGTGTCCCTGCCATAATTTATTACTCCGCTTGTTTAAGCTCCTCTATTAAATCTGATTTCTTTTTACGCCTATCAAGCTCTACACCAATAGTTCTGCCATATTCTTCTAGCTCTACTTTGGTCATGCTTTCAAGGTCTTTTGAAGTTTCTTCTATTACTTCTTCAATTGGTGCTTCTTTTACAATTGGCTCTTCCTTGATACCACCTTGTACTTCTTCGCATCCATGTTGTAAACAAAGCAATCCAAGATCTTTAGCGACTTGTTTTGGTTCATTTGCTTTTAAACTGACTGACGCGCCCCATGTTGAAGCTACGTACTTGTCTTCTTTTGTTACTATCCACATAATTTTACTCCTTAAAATGGGTGGCTATTTAAAGCCACCCATAAAATATATCACAATTAATATGCGACATCTAATCTAATAACACCAAAGTCTTCATTCTGACCTGTTACGTCTGAATTGTAAACTGGCTTTTTAAGACCAAATATCTTACCAATTGAAATACCGTTTTGGTTTCCATAGTCGAATGTATCTTCTACTATTTCTGGAGCACCAATGTCTGCCATAGCTAATGCTTGAGCACCGCAGAATAAACATGCAGAACCATTGACATCAGCGTTAGCACCCCATTTGTACCCAGCAGAACCAGCATTTGATGATGTTCCAGTTGTAGCACCAGACGTGTTAAACACATGTCTGAACTCGTGGACCATAATGCCGTCTACCATTAGACTTGAAGAACCTGAGAATAAGCTTGAACCTGGTCCTCTTACTCCAGCATTTCTTACGTTAGCAAGGAAGTCTGAATCGAGTTTTAGGTCAGCCATTACTTGAGGTGTTACAAATAAGTGATATGTTTCATCATTACCTGCGCCTCTTAATCCTCTGATGTACTGATCTTTAGCGTAAGCTTTTAGATCAACAATAGCGCCATAGCTTAGTTTGTCAGCTGCAGCAACTGCAGTAACGTCACCAGCTACGATACCATTTGTAGCATCAAATCTTCTATGTCTGTTAGAAGTTGGGGCTGTTACGTCTGAACCAAACGCTAAGTCGTTTAGATTTTGACCTGAGTTCATTGATGGTCTTAAACCACCATTGTTCTTCAAGTTATATCCAATACCACTTAAAGTAAGGAACGCCAATTGGTCCATTCTGTCTGCCATTGCATAAGCAAGAGCATCTCTTGAATGTTCCCTAAAGTTCACAACTGATTTTTGATCAGCCAGTCTACCTGACAGTCTGTTCGCAAATCTTAGTTGATCGAGCCCTACGACTATGTCGTAAGCTCTTAGTGCCTCTTCATTACCTTCGAGAGTGTTGTCACCAACAATACCATCACCAGTCATGTCAGCTAAAAGTGTTAATACAGCTCTAGCTCCCTTTTCTGATTGGGTAAGCTCAGATATTCTCTGAACCATAGCGTTAGATCCGCTACCCGCGAATTGGTTAATGAAGGACATGTTTCTAGCTACACGCCAGAAATCTCTAGACCAGATGGTTAACTGCTCACTGGTCAACGCAGCAAAGTTTGTATTTGCCATGATATGTCTCCTATCATTAATTTATTAACCAGTCGACTTTTGGAGCGACTTTTATCCGTATACCCACTGTCGTAGGGGAAACGCTCTCGTTAGTTACGGAGTACGACTCCGGTTAGTTTTACGCACTAACAGGCGAAAACGTTTTTTACGGGCACGACCCCGGTAAGATATCGCTCTTACGTGCGAACTTATTTAATTTATACCACAGTTTATCCGAAATCACCACGCATTCTGCGTAAAGTTTCATCCGGCAGAGCTTCAAACTCATCTGAGGATAATAAACTTATATCAACTTTCTTCTCAACTTTCTGTTTACCTGTCTTCATTGTAGGTGGTTGAGATTCAGCTGCTGCTAACTTTTTAGTTGTATTGGCTACTTTTTTTCGTTGCACCACTTCTTGTGAAGTAGCATTTGTAGCAGAATTTTGAACCACTGGAGCAGGTGGTAAAACATATTTTGCAGCTTTATCTAAAGCATCTGCTCCATTAAAGCCTTGAATCATAAACGCATCTCTTAAGTCCATAATTTCTTGAGTTAAATCTGCATTATAATTAGCGCTATTCTCATCTAGCTCTGGATGCGCAGTTTGTAGCTCTATAGCTTTATTTTGTAAAGCAATAGCTTCTGTACTTTGTTGTACAGTCTGGCCCATTTGTTGTTGCACTTCAAATAGCATAGTTTTTCTTTCTGCTTCTCTTATTTCTGATCTAAGAGCAGCAGCTTTTTCTGCTTCGCCATTTAAAATATGTTCTTGGTACTCTAATTCTTTAGCAGAAAAATCATACTCAGGAGCATTTTCTATTCTTTCTACAGGATTAGTAGCTTCTTGTAGTTGTTTTTGTAAAGCTTTTTGTTTTGCTAGGACTTCATCAAACCTAGACTTTGGAATCATTGGTTCTTTTGGTTTATCAAGTCCTTCTTGTACTGGCTCAACAGGTTGTTGTGTAGCTGCGTCATTTTCTGCCAATACTGTTTCTTCTCCTGTATCTTCTGCGACTTCGTCTGCAGCTTCAACGACTTCCTCTTCTGGTTCCTCTTCAGGCTCTTCAGATGGTTCTTCTTCAGCCTTAAGTTCTTCGACTTCTTCAATTTCTTCCTCCTTGGGAAATTCTACTTCATCTTCTTCTGGAGATTCAAAGTTCATATCAACTTCAAACCCTTTTACATCTTCTTCGGTTTTTGCATCAGCACCAGGCATAGCGTCAAACACTAGAGTGTCATCGACCGCTGTTTCTGTTTTATTATCTTTCGCCATTTCTGTTACCTCCTTGTGGTTTCATGGCCGCAGCCGCTAATTTAGCAGCAGCTGCAGTATCGCTTTGGTCTTTACGCATTGAGTTTGTCAGTTGTGACAGCTTCTCACGTAAGCCAAGTTCTTCACGTTTAGATTGAATTTTACTTTGTAATTCAGCAACCTTCAACTGTGGATCTATTTGTTCGTTTTGTGCTTTAGCCATATTTAGCTCTGCAGAAGTTTGTAAATTAGTTACTTCAGCTTCTAGCTTAGCTATCTCAAGCTGCGTACTTCTGATTTGTGACTCCATTTGGAACTGTTGTAATTGTATTTGTTCTTGTGTAGGAGGAGCAGTACCTTCTAATTGTCTTATTCTTTCTGCTATGTCTGCTTTACGTGATAAGTGTGAATATTCAACAATCATATCGTTTGGTATTGGTACACCAACTTGTCTAAGCTCAATAGCTTCAGCAAACTGCATTTCATCAAAGTTATCCCTAGCAGGAGCAGTACCAACTACTACGTCGCATTCTCCTATTGTTAAATCATTTATAACCTGGCCTTCAGGGGTCATTTCATTAACTCTTAGTTTATTTCTTGGTTTATAAGGATCTGATTCATCAGTAATCTGTATTACACGTTCTTCTGTGTAATAAGCTTGAACTAAATGTAATATTTTTTCAGCTAAGTACTGTCTTGTTTTAGCTAAATTATCTAATGGCACTTGTAAAAGTAAAGAACCTCTATTTTGTTTAGCGTTTATAGCAACACCAGAAACTTCTGGACTATCCATACCGAGCATGGCGTCTGTTATACCACTTATTTGTTTTATATTTTGCGCAGCTTTTTGTCCTAACCTATCTAAACCTGTAGGTATTTGGTTAGGTGGTATTTTGGCTGGAGG